GAGGTCGAGAAACCTCGTGAGGTGCGTCCGCCCCTGAACGTGAAGGGACTGATTCCCCGCTTCTCCGTAGAGGCGGCCCTCAAGGCCGTGCCTGTGCAGGATGTTGTGCCGCACCTTGTGGTCCTCCTCGTTGGGGCCAACGGAGAATCGGACGTAGCGGCCAGCTCGTGAGCCGTCATCCATGAACCACACGGCAAGAGCAAGCTCGTCTACCCATTCCACGGGCAATCGAACGAAGGTCTTGTCCCCACGGCCCCTCGGGTAGAACAGCTCCCAGAAGGGGCGGAGAACGCGGCTGGCGTGGGTGACCAGACGGAAGCCCCCGTGCCGGCCCTTGTCGGAAGGGCCTACGGAGGACAGGAACGGGCCCCACTCGGCAGCCTTCCAGTCGAGGTAGGGCTTCTGCTTGAGGGAGTGGTGCTCGCTGTATCGAGCTGTGAGGTGCCCGACAGGCCGCAGACCGCCATCGCCTAGCATGGACCCCACGAGGATGGACTTCTGCTTCGGGGACAGCCTGTCGGGGAGGTCTAGGCGGTCGCTCTTGGTCAAGGTGGGAATCCCGAGTCGTCGGCGAAGCCTTCCCACCTTGACCTGGTAGGTGCCGTAGCGTCGGGCGATCTCACCCTCAGACAGCCCCTCCTCCAGGTACAGCCGCCGGAGGGTATCCTCTGTCAGGTCAACGACCTTACCCATCATGGCTGGGCCTTCGGTCGCCCTATCGTCCGTGGGTGCGGTATGCCGAGGTCTTGAAGGTAGTGGCTGACCGTAGAGGCCGCTTCCCCGAGCTGCGTGGCCATGCGACGAATAGGTATACCCTGAGCGGCCATCCCTCGTAGGGTATTCTCGTTGAGGGTCTTCCGTAGCTGGTAGTTGTGCCCCTGAAACCCAAAGTGCAGCTTGTCCTGCATGCACTCAGGGACGTAGGGCTCGGTCAGTTCGATGAAGCGTTCCGCTTGTTCTTCTCCGTCAAATATGAACTCCCCCGTCGAACCTCGATGGGGGTACCAACGAGGGGAGAGCCCGAACTTCTCGAAGATGCCCCGGGCCACACCCCTACTCGGGGGGTTCATCCCAAAGGTGATGATGGGCCACCATTGTGCGCAACCATCGTCGAGATACCAGATGGCAAGAGCAAAAGCGTCCATCAGGTCGGTCACGCAAGGCTGGAGACGTTTCGGGCCCTCCATAGGGTAGAACAGGTCGTGCCAAGGCAAGAGGGTTGCGTGGGATACGGTCTCGAATCTCCACCCCTCGTAGGTACCTCCCTTGTACGTCCACGAGACGGGACATAGGCCGTTCTTGACCCACGTACCCCATTGCCGTCGCTTCCAATCTAGGTAGGGCTTCTGGTCGTCACAGTGGTTCTCCATGTAACGAGCCGTGTTGGGGTTACGGGCAAGGCGGCCGTCCCCCAACATCGAGCCGACGAGAAGCGACCGTAGTTTGCCCTCAATGGGCGGCACAACATGTCGGGCTGTTCGATGGACAGTCCCAATACCAAAGCGGTGACGCCAGGACCGAACACGCTTGGTAGTTGCCCCAGAACCAAGCCGAGCTGCGATCTGCTGGTCCGTAAGACGTTCCCCCACGTACATACCCAAGAGGTTCTCCGCCGACACTGGACAAGGCACGGTTCTCACGCTGCAACAGGTATCATAATGGGGCGTTGTGAACAAGGAGAAGGACGTTTTCCCCGCAAGTTACAGGCCCAAATACACCAAGCCCCCGGACGGCCCAGCGGCCGACCAGGGGCTCAGCTTCACCCGAAGTCCGGTGAGGACTAGAAGCGGGTGATGACCATGCGGGTGAGGCCACGGGGGTTGAACGCCCCGATGCCCACATTCTCGAAGCACGAGAAGCCGATGGTGCGGGCCTTCGGGTCGTCGGCGCTCAGGACCGTCAGCTCGGTGCGGACGGGGAAGCGACCGAAGTTCTCCGGTTCGGCGCAGATGTACACGAACCCGGCCGGTACGAGGCGGGACGTGATGATCTGGGCACCCCACAAGGTGGCCTGGAGGCCGGTCTTGAGGAGGGTGGCCTGGCTCTCGATGTCGAGGATGTCACGGCCGAACTTGCGGATGTCGGCGTAGTCGACCGCATTCATGTAGATGCGGGCAACACGCAGGTCGTGACGCTCCACCTCGGCGAAGGCGTCCGCGAGAACGCTCGGCGAGATGGGGGCGACCACGGCCACGTCCGGGTTGGTCTGACCGGGCAGGGTGTCGAAGCCGCTGACAGCGATGGAGTCGAGCACCGCGAAGACACGCTCGTCCTCGGCCGCCTGGATCTGGGCCTTCGCCAGGTCCTGGGAACGCTCGATGAGGTCGAAGCGTCGCTCCTTGATCTGGGTGAGGGGGATCTCGGGGTTCGAGGCGATCTCGAACAAGGGGAAGATCACGCGGCGTGGCTTCTGGATGGCAAGGATGTTCTCGCCTTCCTCGCCGACCACGAACGCGGTGACTTCCGGGTCCTTGTCGTAGATGGGGAGGGCGCCGTCCGGTAGGCCCTCGACGAGGAACGTCTTGCGTCCCACCGCCGTGTAGTCACGACGCAGCCGGAGGGGCTGAATCATGCTCGCGGCGAGCTTGGCACGACCAGCAGCGGTCTTGATGTACTCGCTGATGATCTGTTGCTTGACCTCATTGGATACCTGGTTCATCGTAGTTCTCCTAGCGGGGATTCCCAGTTGCTGGTCCTTGGTTCTCCGCTAGACTCGGAGGTCCAGCACCATGAAGGAGTTGTTCGCGTCGGGGGCGACGAGAACGACACCCATGATCGTCACGAAGTCCCGGTCGTTCTGGGCCGGAACGTTGTACTGGTAGGCGTCCTCGACCCGGTTGGTGAGCAGTCCGTTGACGCTCGCGTAGAGGAAGTCGCCCGAGGCGTAGGCCAAGCCGGTGGAACCACCGATCTGACGCTGCGTTTCCCAGAGGGTCACGCCGACGACGGCCAAGCCATGGACGTAGGGTCCACGACCGCTGGCGACACCGGGGGTGTTCTCGAAGGCGTTGCCCACGGCGTCGTTGATGAAGAGCCCGAGGGGCTTCTGGTCGGTGACGTAGGCCGAGCCTACCTGGATGGGGCCACCGTGATAGCCGTTCCCGGCATCCTTGCGAGTGAACGCAACGGACGCGCCGAGGACGCCGGTCTTGGTGATACCCGTGAGGGTGGTCGACTTGTTGGCCGTGGCGGTGACGACGGGAGGGTTGGCTTGCGTGAACGCATCCGCAGTGAGGATTCCAAGCGAGTTGCGAATCCCCATGTGGAAGAGGTGTACGCGGCCACTGGTCTCGCGAAAGTCACCCGAGCCCTGTCCTAGTGCTAGAGGCATGTTCTGTTCTCCGTTTGAGACTGACTGGGGTAGACCTATCTACATCTTCATCTGGGGTTCGCTGGGGGGCTGCCCTTAGCCTTCAGGGTTGAACACCTTGGAGACGTCGGGAGCAGACCGCCATAGCCCGGACAGCTTGTCGACATCGTTGCTGCCGGTGCTCGCAGTGGCTCCGCCAATCTGCGAAACGCCGCCAGTCGGGCGAGTGCCGACCGTCCGGGTGGAAGCTGTGCGGATGGAGGCGACGATGGGCTGAGGCACACCTTCTTCGATGGCCTTGGCCTGAGCCGCTTGACGGACCTCCTGGTGGGAGGCGAAAAGCTGGCTGAGCACCTCATCACCGGCGCCGAGTCCGACCTCGCCGATGTCCATGGGGGCACCGTCGAGCTGGACATCCATGTCCGGCATCGGAGCTTGGCCCTGGTCCATCAGCATCTGGTCGAGCAACTGGTCGTCGCTCATCTGGGTCTGGGGCTGAGCCACCTGCGTCTGGGGCTGAGCCACCTGCGTCTGGGGCTGAGCCACCTGCTGCATGGCCTTCTGGACCATCTCGGCGACCTGCTCAGCCGTCACGCCACAGCCCTGGCCTGCGAGAGGCTGCTGCTTGTCCTGAGCTTGCTGGCCGCCCTGTTGAGGAGCGGGAGCTTGCTGCGGGACTTGCTGCTGGGCTTGCTGGCCACCCTGTTGGGGGGCCGGGGCTTGCTGCGGGACTGGCTGTTGGGCTTGCTGCGGCCCGAAAGCACCCTGGACCATGGCGTCGATGGCGGCCTGGATCTGGTCCTTGTCGCCCGACTGGATGGCCGAAGCGAGGTCCTGAGCAGCTTGCTTCTTCTGCTCCTGAGCCGGCTCCTGACCCTCGTCCTGGTCCTGGCCCTTCTTGTCGTCATCCTGGGCCTGCTTGGTCTGCTGCTGGGCTTGCTGCCCTTGCTCCTGGCCCTGCTCCTGGCCCTCGTCGTCTCCCTCGTCCTCGTCCTCGGACTTCTTGGAGGCGAGACGCTCGGCCGTCTGGATCAGCTCGACGTCCGGGAGGTGCATGAGAGCGAGCGCCTGATCCTCGACGGCGGCCGTCTTGGCGCCGGGGAGCATCTGACGAGCGACACGGATGCAAACCTCGGCCTTCTTGTGGAGGGTCTCCTCATCGAGGCCAGCCACCTTGAACGTGTCCGCACGCATCTCGGGCATCCCGATCTCGTTGCGGGCCGTCTGGCCTGCCTCCTGCTCGGCCTTCCACGTGCCGGTAGAGGGG